ATTTTATTGTACCCCAATTAGGGCCGGATTCATAGTCTACTTTATTAGGAACTTCAAGTGAAACAGCATCTTCCATAACATTTTTTATGTGTTCTGCTTGTTTTTTATCTTTGATAGATATGTCTAATTCATCATGTACTTGTATGTGTGGTATAATTTTTTCTTTATATAACTCTATCATTGCTTTTTTTGTCATGTCAGCAGCTGATCCTTGAATCAATCTATTTAATGCTTTGTAAGTATATGCGCGTTTGATCCCTGGTCCGTGTTCCATGAGCGCTGCATCGTGGGGCAACGCTTTATGAATCCCGAATTGATTTGGTTCCCACAGTGGAAACCTACATAATCTTCCAAGTAAAGTTCTAATTTTACCTGACTCTTGAGCACGTTGCATTACATTGTCCATCAATTGTTTTACAAATGGAACTTTGTGATGATACTGTTTAAATAATTCGTCGGCTTTCTCCTTACTAACTCCTAGTTCAGCTTGAAGTTTAGTCTTACCCATACCGTAGAACAGGCCAAGATTTATAGTCTTGGCCTGTAGTCTTGGTATCTCTGCCATGTCGGCGACGATAGTATGAAAATCGGCATCTCCTTTCTGGTAAGCTTCCAATACATCGTCCACTCCGTAGAGATTCTGTAAAACTGCATAATGCACTACCAGCCTAGGCTCTTGCTGAGAATAGTCAAAACAACCCCATCTATGGCCTTCCTCGGGTATAAATAATGACCTGATCCGTGGTCCAAGTTCCTTGTTGCGTGCTGGTATCTGTTGTAAATTTGGATTCTGGTAAGAAAATCTTCCGGTTACTGTTCCTCCACTATCTCCTCTAAGTTGGTTAATTTCTGCATGGATTCTGCCCTTGTGGGAATGTTTGAGTATGGTATCAATGAATGTGGTATGGGCCTTGTTTATTTCACGAGCCCGGGCTATATGTTTCACTAGTGGGTGGGGGTGATTCTGAAGAAAGTTTTTTGTAAATGATGGAGAATTTGTTTTTTCAGTGCGGTCGAAAGGTAGGTGAAGTTTTTCAAAAACTTGCGCGATGGAACGTGCAGCCCATATTTGAACATCTACTCGTGTTTCTTTTTTTACTTTTAGTAGGCATTCTTTTTCTTCTTCAACTAATTCTTTTTTTAATTGTTGAGCGGACTCGGTATCTACACGGACTCCTAAAAAACGCATGTCGACCAGACAAGGGAAAAGATCAGTCTCTAACTTAAAAATTGCTTCCAGGTCTTGATTAGTAATTTCTTTTTTTAATTCTTGCCAAAGTTCAAAAGTTAATTCGGCATCCTTTTCTGCATATGCGCCAACATAAATGGCAGGTAGTTTATACATTTCTGCTTTGGGGTCAACTCCCCAACTCTTTGCAGCTTCATATAATTCTGTTTCATTTTTTCCTTTTCCAGTGTATCTTTTACCGCAGTTGTTTAGGTCATAACGCATTTGATTTTCATCAACCAAAGCCGATGCAATCATTGTGTCGACTATTTTACCGTTAACACTTAAACCTAGGGCCCTAATCCAACAAACGTCATATATGGCGTTGTGAAATATTTTGATAGAATCTGTGTTTAAAACAGATTGAAACCATTTAAGAACCATCTTACGATCCATATTACCACCACCTTCGTGAGCAATTGGATAATAGCCAGACCAATTTTTAACAGCAACAGATATACCAACTACATCCCCATTTTTAACTATAGAGCCGGATCCCATGCGAGTAGTTAAATTAGGATCTTTAGTTTCTAGATCTATTGCAATTTCATCATATTTTGACAGGTCGGGAAATTCTTCAGGAGGAAGCCATTCAGTTTGAGGTTTGAAAAGTGGTTGTTGTATCATGAATAATCTCTTTCAATTGCCATATCAATATAATGTTTTGCTTTCTCCAAATCTTTTCTTTGTCCTTTTTGCTTGTGCCTACATAAATATTTTATAGCATTGCCTTCAGCAAAAGGAATATTATTTTTATTTATAAATTCTGACGGTTGAATAGTCATAGATTGATAGTGGTCGCCGCCGATCTGTTTTTTGTATACATCACTCATATAGAATATCCTTTGTAATTATCCTTTGGTGAGATAATATGCAGATGTTCCTTGGTCCTTGTTGCACCAACATAGAACAATCTATTTTCATCATCGGCATTTCTTTCATAAGCTTTCATTGTGTTCTCACTTAGATCAGTGAGCAACACAACGTTTTCTGATTCGCCACCTTTAGCTCCGTGTATAGTTGATAATTGAATTCTTGGTGATTTACTAAGTTTTTCTCCATTATTTCTCATTTTTGTTAAGTAGCTAACATCTCTTCCAGGTGCATTATCAAAAGCTTCAAACCAAACAGCATCTGTCTTAAGACCAAAATCTTTTTTCAAATCTTCTAATCTGAACATACCACTTTTAGTCATACCTTTAACTTTATTACGATCAAAACTATTATCAGTCATATATGTAAATATTTTCATACATTGATCATGAGATAACATCGTGCCTTTACGTGCATTTTCCCAATCAGTTGCTGCAATATGTAAATTTTGTTCTCTAGTTCTTTTAAATTTATTTAGATAATACAAACCTTTACGATACAAGGTATCCTCTAATTCATTTAACATGTACCTAGTTCTAGCTAAAATCAACCATTCTCCAGATGTCATATCTATTTGTTCAAATTCATCATAACGACTCAGAGACCCTTCATGTATTTTTGGTTTCCAATTCTTGTTGATTCTTTTTCTAATCTTATTTACAATACCCATAGCCAGATTGTGAACTTTTGCAGGTATTCTAAACGATTGAGTTAGTGGCAGCATTTGACCTTCCTGTGCAATAAATGAATCTACATCTGCACCTGCCCATCTAAATATTGCTTGATCATCATCACCTGCAATGAAAGAATCATTTGTTTTATTCCAAATAGATCTTGCCATATCCCACTGCATTAAAGATAAATCTTGTGCCTCATCAATAAATACAACATCAAACTTTGGAGATTTATCTGATTTTATAAAATTTAAAACCATGTCGTTGAAATCTACAAGGTTATATTCTTTTTTATATCTTTCTATTTCATTTGAAATAATTCGAACCTTATTTCTTTCTAAGTCTTGATTATGTTCATGTAAATCATATTGTTGTTCTGGTGTAATATTTCTAAGTTTAGCTAGGTTAATAATTCTTAAATACTCACTATCTGATGTAAAAATTCCTCCATGTTCATCTTCATATCTTGCATAGTTTACTGGAAAACCTAGTTTTTTTCCAAGATCAACATAATGATTTTTCTGCATAACATTTTCTTTTTTAATTCCAAGTTTTCTAAATGCGAGTGAATGTAGTGTTCTGAAATATGGAAGATCATCTTCTGTTAGATTAAATTTTTTAATGGCTCTGTCTCTTGCTTCGTGTGCAGCTTTTTGCGTAAAAGCAAAATAACCAATTTTATCTGGATCTGTTTCTTTTAAATAATCATCTACTTTGTTTAGCAAAGTAAATGTTTTTCCAGTTCCTGGTGGACCTAATACTATTGTTTTCATTAGTATGGTGCCTCTTCTTTTAATACTTTTTGATTATATACGTCTTTTTTCTTATCAAATTCTCTCACCATAAAGACTGACAATTTTTCTTTACCTAATCTTTTATCTTCACAACCACATTTTTCTTTTAACATTTGTCCTGTTCTTTGATAACCAACATCCCATCTACGTCTCATTAAAAATTGATGATAAAATCTGTCAAATACAAAATGATGATAGCCTTCTGAAGTCCAAACTCCACCTTTTTTAAGATCATTTTTATCTGTAGACACTTGCCTATTTAAACAAAACTCTTCTAAATGGTTATTTAACTGATCTTCTGTACTCATTCCTTCTGCGGGCTCTGTGACTTCTGCATTATTTAATAATTGATTTGTAATTAATACCCAATCTTTTTCTTTTATAGGAGGAGGTCTAAATTTTAACTGTACCATACATGCTTCCTGGAATAGACTTTGCTGTCGTAGGTATTTAACATTCTCTAAATATAATCTTTCTCCATCTACATTGAGATAATAGTAAGGATCTTCCAGATCTATTACCTGTAAATCTGTGAGACCTGGAAACATCGTATCCTGTCCTATTCCAAATTTTCTTGTTCGACATAATGTTTTATCACACACACTACACATTGGTTCATCGTTACATTTATATCCCCAATCTTTTTTTTCATGTTGATTAGTGATTATTGAAACTTCTGAATCAGACAACGGTTTTTCCATTGCTTGAATGTTAAACATTGTAATTCTACTCTTCCATTCACTTGGCCATTTCTTTTTTGCATAAACACCATAATGAAAAAGAGTATTGTTTCTGCCTCCTTCTCCAATTTTATTTTGTGCTAACACTTCTATGCACGGAGGCCCGTCAGAAAATTCTGACTGAGGCCTCTGTACTTTTATGAAACCAATATCTAGTTGTTTTACGTTATTATAGATCTCATAAAATTCTTCCAAATTTGCTGCTGTGCCATCGTCTTTAAATGCGTATCTTGTTGTATTATCACCATTAAAGTACGGTAAGTTCAAGAAATTTCCTGTATCGTCTTTTGATTTTAATTCTGTTTGTTTTGGAAATATTTCAGATCCACTATAACCTAACACAGCTTTTATCTGTGTAAGTTTATCCCTCATTGTTTTTGCTTCTACATAATCGTTTGCAAATAAAAATACATGAGCTCCACCAGATTTAGATCTAAATACTACTAGTGGTAATTTTAATAATTTTATTTTTTGAATTAATTTTTTATGATCAAATCCTGCATAAGAATCTATGTCTATACAACCCCATCTGCACTTGTTGTCATCATTTATTGGAATAATACCTAAACTATTTATACCTTGTAAATGTTCTTTCCAATGATTCTCTGTGACCTGCTCCCTCTTTACAAAAGATTGTCCTTTTACTTTTTCTCCAACCCCATTGGATTGGATAATCTTAGTGTACCCGTGAGCACGTTCTAATCCTGTAAATATTTCTTTAAACTTATTCATAATTTTTTAATGGGCGGATCCACTCTCGCTTCGCCGCCCATCTCCTCGGACTAGTACGGTGTACTAGAATTAATTTCTTCAGATCCGTGTTTAACTTTCACTAAACCTTTGTTATTTTTTTTAGCAAAGTTTTTAGCAATTTCATAAACACTTTTATCTGTAACCGGACCAACTTTAGATACATCCCATCCAAACCATGTTCCTTTGTCATTAGACATTTGAACAGTCTTTAGATTATAAATGTGGCTATA